TAGGTCACCTATCCTCAGGCTAACCACGCCTTGTTCTTGAGCCTTTGCCCTCGCAGAGTTGCCATGCTCGAGCAAAGCCAAAGCCTCCTCACATTGAGCAGCCTTAACCGTCTCTGGGATGCCTAGTGGCACCCTGGGAAACTGCAAGGGCTGCCCTGTACTCTCCTTGCGTCCTGCAAATGGCAACCTGTCTATTCTGCGGCAGGCTTCTTTGAGGGCTTTTTTGCGGGTCGTTTCGTTTGCTTCATCCCACTTTTCGCTGTAGAGCTTTCCTCCGAAGTATTCATTTGCGAATTCGATATCGCAGTAGCTGTCGGTTCCAACTTGGAGGGGCATTTTCCTCCCTCCTTCTTCTTGTGATTGAGAACACGCTCTCTAAGTCTCAAAACCCTTTTTTCGTATAGAGTTAATTCCTTTTCCTCAGCCACCTTTTCACCTCCTCGAAAAAGGGAGAGGGGCAATTGCCCCCTCCTAGCCAACATTGAAGATAAATTTAACGATTCTGATCGCCTTATCCTCATAAACAGGTTTCCAGTTTGCGCCTGTTGCCAGCTCTGTGAGACTTGGGAACGCTTTGGCTGTACCGGCATCAGGCTCAACCCACTTGATACCACGAGGGTGCAGGATGGATATGCGCCTATTGACCAGCACGTCTTCGCCTGCAAGGGATAACCCATCGCGAACAACCTCTGTTTCCTGAATCTTGGGATGGCTTCCATTGCCCCACGCGATGGCTCCTTCGCCAAACAGATAGGCTTCAGATGCCATTGTGGTAGTATCGAAAGCGATACTATCATCAACAATCACGCGTTTGCCTAAGAAGTAGGGAATCCTAACCTTACCTTGAGATTCCTCTTTGTACTCAATCAAATCGTTTTTGGCAAGGAATGTTTCGGTCGCGCTGTGAATCATAACTCCTGTAAGCCTATCTTTGGCATCCCCCATTACCTGAACTGCGTCTAGGAATGTAGAGCCGCCGATTAGCTTGGCAGTATCGCCACTAGCACCGGTGATGTCCCAAATCTTCCCTGTCATGTCATTAGCATCAAAGATGCCGTCCAACACAGAAAGCAGGATGTTCTGATACTGCCGATTCCAATAGGCCGCGAATAAATCCGCAATAGCCCTCATGGGATCATCGCCAGATAACAGGGACGCAAGCGCATTCGCTCCATAGGATTTCACGAAGCCAAGCTTACGCGCGATATCCTTGTTGGTGTCGATTTTCCCAGGCTGAGTCGATCCGGTGTCGTCCATGATCTCCAGATCGCCTGTCAAATCGTTCCAAAAGGGCATGTTAACAAGCACGTTTGGTCCGCTTGCAAGTTCGTTAAATTCAGCGTTATTTACTGCGATCCCGCTTTGGATTAACGCTGAAAGCTCCATCGTCCTCTGAATTGCATAAGAGGTGAAAATAGAAGGGGAAATAATATCAGTAATTCTTGTGACTGCCATTTTAAAACCTCGCTTTCTTTTCTGTCAAATTATGCTGTGGGGGTGATTGTCATCGTGAGCTCATCAGTCTTGTCAGAGGTGATAAACTTCTCTAAGGCGACCTTGAACTTATACGTCCCTGGAGTAGATCCGGAAACAGCTGTATAAGATTGCTTTTCGATAACGTAGCTCACGCCCTTGAGTTCTAGTTCAGCAAATGCGTCAACGATAGCGGCGACAATGCTGGGCTCTGCGCCATCTCCTTCTGCCACATCCGCTTCATCCATAGCATAGGTAGCTCCAGCAATCGCCGTCTTAGCAGCTGCTACATCCGCAATAGACTGGATGTCAGCGTGTCTGCCATCAACCTTTTCTTTCACCAAAAGAAGCTCTTCTTCTTCGAGTGATAACCTGCCGCGTGTTCTGTTGAGCACTGCCACCCTTGCATCTATAATGCTAGTTATTTCTGCCAGATCGGCTTTTGCAGCGGCCTGCTTGTCCGTGTTATAATTAGTTGCGTCTGTCCATGCCATACAATATCCCTCCTTTACTTCCCTGCCTCTGCCTTAAATTTAGCAGCTAGCGTAGGGTTTGTTTTGAGTAATTGAGCCTGCTTGGTGAGATTGAAAGTCTCGGCTTTCCATGGGTTCTTCTCGCCTTCGCCACCTGCTCCTGGCGGGTTGGTACCTCCTCCAACTGGGCCAGGCTCCTTTGCTTTGAGCCATGGTTTGGCAGTCACTAGGGCCTCCAGGGCCTCTTTAACTCCCGCCACTGCTCCATCTTCTTTGACCTCGATGCTGTTGCCATCCATCAGCGCATAAGCCGCATCAGAATCGACAAGGCCCATCTCGGTAGCAATAACCTTGACCTCTGCGCGTACCAGACGCTCATTCGCCATTTTTTCAGCCGCCTGGGCTTTCTTCTGTGCTTCTTCCAACTGCTTTTCAAAGTTCTTGTCCGGGTCAGGCTCCAGGCCTAGCGCCTTGAGAACTTTAGCGGTTGTCTCTTGGGCAAGTTTTCCGACTTGCTCCTCCAGTTTCTTAGCTTTGATCCGGTTCGCTGCCGCCTCATCACGCAGCCCTTTGACATAAGCCTCGTCAAATGTCTTAGGCGGTTCTGCTGACGGCTCATTGGGTGGTTCTGTTGGAGGATCGTCCTCCGCAAACCTTTGTAAATCAAACAACCAATCTAACTTATTCATTGAGCATCTAGCTCCTTTCTGGCTCCTGGCCACGCCCTAAAAAGGGCAATATAAAAAGCCCTCGACCGAAGTCTTGGGCTATTTAGCTTTATTTTATTCTTTGCTGGTTAAAATACTACGTTATCATCATCTAGCTGTTTATAAGATTCCTCAACAGTGGACATTCTCACTACGTTGTCTTTCGCAAGGATGATAAGAGGAGGGCCTATAACAGAAACCACATCTCCCCCAACAACAGGTTCATAAGCATCATAACCGTTCCATTTTCCTAAATAAAGAACGTCATTATACCCCTGCTCATTGGCAAAAGATTTTACTTTTCCTATTTCCATTATTTAACGCCCTCCATAACATGATTAACTATATCGAGATTAAATTGTTTATCGTCAACCCTCATCAATCTTGGCCTCTGATTATATAGCGCCAACTCCGTTAGTTTAATCTTCGACCCATGGAATGTTTGCGTTTCATTTATCTTTATTTTAATCCTGCCAAAGTAATTAAGGGCATCATCGCCAGATATAGTTTTGCCAGTTTGCGGGTCATATAATCTCACCAGACCATTATATTTATCTGCCGATATAATGTGCCCGGATCTGGATCTACCTTTCCAAGCGAAACTGAATGTGTATCTTTCTCCTTCTTGCATTGTGTTCGCAACTACATTATACAGCTCTTTTTCGTTTTTCGCAATACAACTTATACCCTTTACTTTATCGCCCGTCTTTGGATCTAGCCATGCCGAATCGGTATCATAAGATAATTTTTCTAGCATAGATCCTTTTGCATTAGGTAACGCTTGCACATCATACCCTCTTATTCTTGCTTCATAAGCCACTACACAACTTTGACAATTGGTTGCATAACCCCCGCGCTTGTCAAAATGAGGGTTAGGCTTCCCTCCGTTAGCTTCATCACGGCTCATAACGGTTCCGCGCTTAACGCCCGCGATTTCTTTAGGGAATAGCTGCGTATTAGTTTTAACGGTATTTTGTTTTGACCCCAAGTGTTCTTTGTACGGATCTAGCAGCTTCCTGTCCCTTGGCGTCGGCTTTCTTCCCTCGCGCTCATATATGCCGCTCAACCGCTTTGCTGCCCTCCGCTTATCTTCCTCGGGCGCAGACGGCGTATATAAGACCTCTCTCGCTTTGCGCTTGTTGTTAGCGATCCTCGCCGCGTCCTGCGTATCCTTGTAGGCTTCCTTCTCTGCTTCTGTGCGCGTGTCCTCAGCCAAGGATGTGTTACTGTGCTTTTGAGTTTCTTCTGCATCAAGGTCTAGCTCGCGGTTATACGGAGTTAACACATGGCGACAATTAGGGTGGACCGGGATTCTTGTCTCCTCGCCATATGCCGGGTACCTTTTATCAGTACCACTAAGGCTATAAACCTTTCCCTGGATCGGTACGCAAAGGTGGCAAGTCGGGTAGTGGGTTGACACTTGCACCAGATCACATCCTGATTCCAGGCACTGGTTTATGGTAGCCACGCTGGCAGCTTCTCTAGTTGTGGTCCTGGCCACCATCTCGGCATAACTATCTAGCCGCCATTCGCGCCCTAGCTTGTCCACAAAGCCTGTTTGTCCTTTGCTCAACATGTCCTCTACTAGATTGGATTTCATCTCTTGCCAGCTCGCGCCAGTGGTTAGCTTTTTACCTGTCTGCTCCAAGCCGACCTGCCTAAATACATCATCAACCCTGCGCCCGACATGCTGAGTAGCGTTTTTAAGGTTACCCGACATATTTTGACCTATCACATCCACTGCGCGCTGATGAACGCGGGAGAAGCTGTCTGTAGGCTTCGGGTATCCCATATCCACTAGGGTGATGATGATATCGCTGGTAGTAGATGAATATACCTTGCCCACAACATCTTGAATCCATAAATCTGCCTCGGTATCCATAGCGAATAGTATTTGATGCACATTTCCCAGAAGAGCCCTTTGATGCCTTGTTGATAGCCCCCTGGCATCCTTATCAATCAGAATTTCGATGATATCCTGGAAGCCTGCCCGATACATCGCGATGAGCTGCCTGATGGCTAGCTCCTCATTGAATGCCATTAATCATCACCTGCCAGCGGATCCTCCCTGTTTAGGCTGGGCCTATACATGAGCGGCACCTCGCTGTCTGCATCAGCCCTAATCCTTGCAACCTCCTGCTCAAGAGCCTCTCCTTCTAGCCCATGTAGCTTCCTGAGTGCCGCCTCTAAGCTAATCAAGCCGCTCTGTTTCTGGGTTGCAATAGTCTGAGTGGTCTCTGGCTCGTCATCAGGAAGCCCGTCTTGCCAGTCAATATTAATATGCTCTATCTTGACGGCTCCCGACATGCCCTGCGCAACCTCAAGTGCTGCAGCTAACTTGAGAGCCTTTTTAATGGCCGGGTCAAACCTCAAGCGGATCCTGTTGGTCTTAGCCAGTGGCGCCATCATTAACCGCCTCAAGGCGGTGCCGCTCTCTGCAAGTCCGGATTTGAGCTGTCCGAAAGCAGCTGCAGAGGTCTCCGACAAGATATAGAGCTGCTCCATCAAAACCTCAATCTGCTTAAATGCGGCCTCCAACTGCCCCTCCCAGACGACATAACCGGGCGCATCCTCGCCATCAGAAACCGGAAAGTATTTGCCTCCGCCTCTGAACGTCCACTCTCCAGTCTTGGGATCCTGCTCAAGTGCACTATCAGGCCCGTACATGTTAGGGTCGGCATGCTTATCAAGGATGCGGCTTATCTGCGCCACTCTAATCTCTATCTCTTGGATGATGCTGTCAAGGTCGCTGTAATCGTCCAGGCCAGTGATGCGGTCAGTAGTGAGGATGTTGTTAGCCGGCACCACCAGGAAGTCGTCAACGCCGGTGGTTAGTTCATCGCTATCTATTACCGCCTCTATTGTGTTTTCATTTAGCGAAAATCTGGTCGTTGTTATCTTGCCGCGCTCGTGTATCTCAGCTTTGAGGTACTTCGCCTTGCCCTCTTTGTACTCATAAGCAAGCACATGAGCTGTAATCTCTTTGATGTTATCCGGCTTCACCACCGGGAACCATACTGCCGGCTGCTGACCAGTAATAATCGATCGGCCATTATAGCTCACTTTAAAAAGGCCCGTCCCAAAGCGACTGATATCTATTGCCGCCTCATAAGCAGTATTGATAAGACCATTATCATCCACTAGCCTGTCTACCGCGACTTGCTCTGCGCTCCCCTGGTCGCCTGCAGTAATATGGGGAGGCTCTCCCAATAGGAGATCTGCCCAGAGCGTTGAGAGTCTCCTGTGCCAGTTTAAGATTATCTCCAGCGTTGCTTGCTGGTCGTCGCGTAAAAGCTTGATCCAACTATCGAACACTTCCGCATGTTTGCCCTCGAAAAGCTTCCTGTTTTGGCTGTATAGCCGCAGACGCTCACCCTCCTCTGGGGGAGGCCAAGGCTTGCCTGGCTGCAAAAAATCTAAACTCGTAAGCACTATATCACCATCCTTCCGGCTTCCGGACTACCTTGGCCGGTCGCTTCTTGTATCGCGTATATAAAAAGTATCTGTTGCGGTCCATGGCGTGATCATTCTCCTTGATGGGCTTGTCCTCGCCCCGCTTCTGGGCCTTAGGATCCCACACGTAGGAGCCGAACTCTTTTCTTGTATCTTTGCAATTTCTTGCCACAAAAAAGCGGCCCGTTTTGAGAAAGGCCGCCACTAGCCGGATGCCGTTTATCACGTCGTTATCTGCATCTTTAACTTGATTGTAATTTCGCTTTCTAAGCTCCACCTTGAAACTAGCTGCAGAAGGGTCAACGTATATGTTTTTGGGCTTAATATCGCCCAGGAACTCCTCGAAGTCATCAGCAAACTCGGCATCGGTCTTCTGTCTGCCCCTTTTCTTGGCATCGTAGTAAAACTCTTTTATAAGATAAACCTTATCGCCCGCTTTATGTCGCTCAATCCCATAAAGACCAAAGGTCATAATCGTTGAAGTACCATAGTCAATAGCGACGTTATATTCCTTGTATTCCTGCCCCTGGAAGTCAAATAAGTGCTTAACATCGTCCCACATGTCAAAGATGATACCTTCGGCTAGCACCCACAGTCCCAGGATATAACGCTTGAAAAATACCCCGGAAAACATCCGTATGTAGCGCTGTTTGGTCTTGTCGGTTAGTGATGGGTTATCGTCCATGGTAAAGTGCAGGTGGAGCAGGTTCTTTTCGATGAGCTTGTCAATGAACTCTAATTTGAACCAGTGATAAGGCCCTTCTGGGTTGCAATTAAACCAGAGCTTGGCACCATCAACGGAGCATCTAGCAATAGCCTGATTGACGAATGATTGCGGCATTAAGGCGACCTCATCAAAGAGTGCGCCTGCTGCCGTGATTCCTTGAACCAAGTCTTGGCTTCGTTCATCCCTACCGCCAAAGATATAAAAGTAATTTGTACGGCCTGTTTTTTTGTGCGTGATAATTACCAGGTTATCTGCTCTTTTATCCTGGACGATATATCCTCGTATCCGCAGGATAATCTTAAGTAAAAAAAGGACGTTACGCCTAAACGCACCGATGGTCTTGCCAGCCAAGATGAAGTTTTGGAAATTAAAACTTGCCATCGCCCAAACGACAAAAGCGAAGGACATTACTATAGTTTTGCCCGCCCTGACGGAGCCATCACATATTATCCCGTCTTTATCTTTGTGCGGACTGCCATCCATCCACCAGGTAAGGACTTTCTTTTGCTTCAGGCTAAAGGGTACCCAGCGGAAAGGAGCCGCTCTAATCTTCTTCATCGGCCCACACCTCGCTTACTGTGCCTTGTAAAGCTTCCAGGAAGCCATCGTCTCCCTCTTCTCCTTCATCCTCTTCTCCAGCCTTCCTGGCGGCAAGCTTGAGCTTCTCTTCTTCAATTTTCCTCTTCCACTTATCAGGGATTAGGTCGAAGTATTTTTCAAGCTTCTCTAAGGCTTTCATTTTGTCTAATAACTTAATCTTAATGCCATCTTTACCCTGGGAAACCTCGCTGATTAGCGCACCGTCAACATCTGAGCTATTATGAAGCTTGATTATGTTTTTCTCTTGCGTGATCAGTTTTCCTTGATCATCAAAGCCCACAATATCTTCTTCCCTGTTAAAAGAAAGATAGTCTGTAATGTCTGCAAAGGCTATCTTTACATACTTTTGGAGCACGTCCATGCCGTCAATGAAGAGTTCCTCTCGCATGCTGGCTTTGAGCCTTCTAATTTCAGTTTTTATACAAGGATTTACAAGGAGTTTATAGCCCTCGGCATTAGCTACACTATAACTACATTGATAAGCCTTGAGATACGCCTGTGTCGCATTAAAGCTTTTTACATAATACAAACAAAAAAGCCGCTGCTTTTCAGTCAGTTCGGCTTCTTCTAATCCTTCGACAGCTTCTACTGCCTTCTTGCTCTTGTTTGCCCTCGACTTAGCTTTTTTTGTTGCAACACTCTTTTGTTGTGTTGCATCTTTTGTTGCAACAATGTGCTTGTCCCAGTTCTCCCTGTTTTTCCGGCTTCTGAGAGTCGCATACTTAACTCCATGTTCTTTGGCGAAGTCTTTTAACTTAACATCGCCCTTGCGCTTTATATAATCGGCTTTAATTTCATCCCAATTTGGCACATCACCTCACCACCGCTAAACACCACCACCTGGATGATGTTACTCTTTTGTCACTATCGCCATCATACTCCAATTATTTGGTATGAGTGCCCTCGACTCCGCGTTTTTCTCTGCCCATTGTCCGCTTTCTAAGCCATAACAGGGCTTCTTCAAGTTTTGTGATTGCCAAAGCATTCTCTCTGCAAGCAAACTCGCTCTTTTGGAAGTGCTCTAATCGGCATATTACCATGGCAATCAAATCTTCGTTATTTACTCCGTTTACGCCATGTTCTTTTATCGGCCCTTCCTGAAAATGAATCTTACCTAATACTTTACGGGGCCACCATTCCGGATCGTCCTTCAAAGGAACTCTAAGCACTTCAAAATTGTGCGGAGCGTTGTACTCAAAATCTTCTTCGTGATACACTTCCGTGTATTTGCTCGTCAGTAAGTCATGGTCTAGTTTTTCCATTTATCTCTTCTCCTTAAGCTTAGTTATCGAAGAAATCTTTTAAACGAGAAAAGGCCACAGTGCAGCTATCTGTGACCTAATCTCACTACCAAGTACATTGTTTATGGCAATGGCTACTTCGTATGGCCTTAGAGGCTGCCACTGCCTTTATTTATGATAGCCCCTTATGTACTGGGCTTATCACCTTTTTAGAAAGCGGGCAGGGATTTGCACCCTGCATTAGTTGGGCCCGATTATTTCAACGGTTTCATCCCGCTCGGACCAACACGGAAACCTTCTCACCTCTGGCTTATTGTCTTCCCAGAGTGTCCCGATTTAACTTAGATATGCGTCTACCTTTTCCGCCACCGCTTCGGCTTATAACCATTTAAGTGGCTCCCACCGAAGCAGGGGCCTATATAAAAGAGGAGGAATTGCCTTCTTGGGGTAAAGCGCATTTTTTGTCCCGGGCACCTTCGCCCAATATCATATTACCACACAAAGAGGGTCAAAAAGTCGCAACTTAGTCGCAAGATGTCTATATTTTCCATCCCAAGCGCTCTGCGATGAGCGCTACGATCTCGTTTCGCCAGCGGAAATATGTTGCCCTATCAATCTTCAGCTCCATGGCCAGTCGGTCGGGATTTGACCTTCTCCTGCTCCAGTATTTCAGCTTTATCAGTTTCTTATGGCTCTCTGGGAGCGTGTTATAGGCCCAGTCGATTGCTCTTACCCTCCTGGCTGTCTCCCTCATCACTGCAGTAGATATATGATGCCCAGCTAGCTTTAACCCCTGCTGCCCTGTGGGATCGCTCTTTGCATTCTTGGGGATTATTCCTGTTGCGTTTATGCCTTTTCCGGGGTAATAAATAGCCTTTTCCTCTGCAAAATATTCTTCTAACTCTTGCACGCTCTGGTCATAGTTGTACAGCTCTTTCTCGATGAGCTGGTAGTTTGAGCGCCTTACATCTAGTTCGGCTGAGGTCAACGGCCCCACCCCCGCTGTTTGATAGCCCCGCCGTAGCGCCGATAAGAGTCATGCCGCATAAGCCGCTCTATCTCTAGTCGCTCCAGCTCCTCCTTTGGAAGCTCATCAGGCGGCATCTGTCCCTCTTTCAGGACTGAGACGGGGAGCAGGCCCCTCTTCACCAGCTCCCAAATAAGCTCTGGCTGTTTGTAATAAACAATTTCAAATAACTGCATTAATCCAGCTCCCCCTCTCTAATAGCTAACAGCTCTTATCTGACATCCTCAAGTCAATCGCCCACACAGGGAAAGCCGCTCTATTCCTTCACCTCCTTTTCGGCGCACCTGCTGCATAAATCAGGCTCTACCCAATAGCATCCTCCGGGGCAGGCATTATTCCAAGTACAGCCGCAAACACGACACACACCGTCATTTCGTTGAACCGGCATATTCATCCGCCACCTCCTTAGATTGTTAGACTTATCAAACACCCCTCTTTTTCAACTTATTGATTATCTTACTCATATGCGCCGTGGCAACAGCCTGAGCTATGGCCTTGTCCTCCTCCGTCTCCACTTCATCACCCATAATCCCGACAAACTGGGATACCTTAAGACCAAGGAATTCCTGGATGACCTCATCCGTCCCCTCCTCT